AGCTTATCAAGCCAGCGACTGCTGGCCGACACGAGGTTTCCGACAGTCTTTATCGGAGCTTCCAGCGCGGCAGCCGGCGACATGGTGATCATGTCGAGGCTTTCGGCCTTCTGCGCCGCCGACAACGCCTTGGACTGAGCAATCATCCGTGGAGCCGTGACGGTAGTGTTGGGGCTCAGGAAGGGGCCAACCACGTCAATGGCGGCTGCCAGCGCGTTGTTCGGTACGCCCTTCAGCCCGAGGAAGTTCTTGATCGTCTCGGTGAACGCGTCGAACAGACTGGTGAACCACGACTTCTGCCCCTGCAACAGCCCTTGGGGCACCGCGATCTCGCGCAGTTTGGCCTGCAGCGGCGCACTGGTCATCGCCTCCGCCAAGAACTCAGCGTGGTTCTTGAACGCATACTGACCCTTCAGTGCTGGGTTGTTCTCAAGGAACCCATAGAGCGTCTTGAGGTCGTTCAGCGCCGAAACCAGCCGCCGCTCCTCCGGGGTCTTCGGGTCCTTGATCGACTCAGCACGACGCAGTGAGGCCACAGTCAGCCCGTGCACGACTTCGTGCATGATGACGTGCGCGTTCTCACCGCCTTGGTATATGGTGAGCGTATTGGTCGTGGTGTTGAAGTTCCCGCGCTTGTAGGAGAACGTCCCGTCTGCGTTGGCCTTGCCACTCTTCATGAGCCGGTCTTCGTAAACGACCTTGATCCCATCAACGCCCATCGCCTTGAGCAGCGGGGAGAGCTTGGCTAGGAACCGATTGTTGGTCGACACACCGATGATGTCGAGCACCTGCGCCACCCCATTCGTACCGTTGACCGTCTCGAGGGCGGACTTGACGGCTGGGGAGGTGTATGCACGGGCTGCCGCATCGATAGCATCGAGCGATTCGCCTATCCCCTGCAGGGTAATCTTGCCCCGCTTGATGTTGGCCAGTTCTCCAAGGTCTCGTAGGGCACTCAGGAGGTCACGCTTATACCGAACGAACTCTGCAGCTTCCTCTTTGGTCCGCTTCACCCTCCCTTTGCCTTTTGCATCTTGGGCGTAGAGCTTGGCGATCCGGGCATGGAAGGGGGTAACCTCATCCATCGTTAGCGCTGCCCCCATCGCACGGTACTCTTCACCAGAGCGTGCGGGGAGGATGTCGTCAATGTCCTTGAACAGCCCGGCTTTCACATCGGCGAGGGTGAGCTTGTCAGCCTCTTTCCGATACTCGGCCTGTGACAACTCCGCCTGCTGTTCGGCCGTGGCCCCCAGCTCCTTAGCGCTCTTTACCACAGCCTTCGCGTCGGCAGACATCATCCGCCGTGCCTTAACGTACTCGAGCTTCACCGCATCAACCGCTGCGTTGTGGCGGGCCTGTGCACCAGCACGCTGAAGCGCAGCGGTGTTCTTGTCCTTGCTAGTCACTGCAAGGTCAGGGCGATCGTTCATCAGCTTTACCACTGCCCGCGCGATTGCGTGGAGCCGGTTGGCGTAGTCAGCAGCGTTCGCGATCTCGATATTCACCTTATCGACGTTGCGATTGACCTTCTTAGCTTCTTCGATCGCGGCCAATTCATGTGCCAGCTGCTTGGCCTCAGTGTAGTCACGGGCCTGTTGCGGGCCACTGGCCCACGAGGCTTTTGCCGGCCCCGGAAGGTTTGCCCATTCCGGAACGAAGAACGACTGCATGTTGCCTTTGCCAACCTTCTCGGCTTCTGCATTGCGCTCAAGGTTCCACGCCATTTCAGCGTCGGCGACCTCTTCCTCTTTCATCTTGGCGAACGCTTTTTCCTTCTCCTCTGGGGAGCGGGCACGGGCGATGTCGTCCTCCTTGCGAAGTCTCTCAGCCTCCTCCAGTGACGCTTTTGCCTTCACCTGCAGCGCGATCTTCTCCGCGCCGAGACGCCGGGCTTCAAGGTTCGCCTGCTTCTTCGCCTCCTTTGCACGGGCCGCGTCTTCCTTCTTGGTCGTGGTTTGAGCCTTGGTAGCAGGGGCTGGTACCGTATCTGGGGATGACGCCGGTATTGATGCCGGTATTACTTCTTCGCGAAGGGGTTCGCCTTTTTGGCCGGTGCTGCTGACGTTGCCGCCTGCTGCGACATTGGCGGAATCATCCCGCGTAGCTGGGGCGGTAATCTCGGGCCGGGCTTTACCTTCGGCTGGTTCGGGTTTGGCCCCTTGACCGACTGCCGGGGGAGTTTCACTGGGGGTTTCGATGACGTTGCCATTTGGTTTCTCCTGTAGTTTTGCTTCAGTTTCCAGCCGGGTGGCTAGAGCTTCAAGGATTTTCTGCCGAGACTCAGCCTGCCGGGGCTTGTTCGCTTCCTCGGCAACCTTGGCGGCAGTGAGCACCCCACCATTCTCATTAGTCCACTTGGCAACATCCGATTTCACGTTCTTGATAACGTCAGCCCGAATTTTCCCGTGCGTGGATGCGACGGTGGCTGCGACCATATCAATCACAGCCTCCGGTGTTTTCAGCACTTCGGTGGTTTCTTGCCCTTGCCCATTTTGGCCTCCTGTGGTGGTTGGTTGAGCTACGGGGAGCTTGGCTTTTTTGGCCTTGCCGTCTGGAATATCCTTGGTAACGTCCTTCGCCGCTGCCGCCGCCTTGAGGCGGTCATTTACGACGCTATCCTTAGATGACAGGCTTCCGTAATGCGCCTTCCCGAAGGTTGCAACGGTGCCATCATCCATGGTGACGACGACATCGTTGCCCTTGATGGAAGCGATCCCGGTACCGTATGGGGTGTCCAGAACGTCGCCGATGGCCACACCAGAGGGGTGCGTTGACTTCGGCGCGGCTGCGGCGGGGGCCGCTGCTGAGACAACCTTGAGCGCCTTAGTCTTTTCCGCAGGAAGCGTAATCGTCAGCCCATCTTCCAACTGCAACGTAGCTGCACCGTCCTTCATGGACTTGACGGTGGCTGACTTGCCGTTGTACTCAACCGTAGCCGCAGGCTCAACAACAGGAGCTGTGGGGGCAGGCTGCAGTGCAGGATTGGGGATCGCATTCCCCTGATCGTCTGTAATCGTCGCAGGCTGCGCCGCCGTGGGTTGGGCGTCAAAGTTGTCCTGCCGATACTTATCCATGGACGCGGCGAACGCGCCATCCATCAGCGTGCTGATCTCCGGGGGCTTCCCGTCATTCAGGCGCTCGAGCGCAGCCAGCCGCCACTCGTTGACTTGGCCCTTCCAGTCGGATTCCTCCATGCCCGGAGGCGGTGAGTTATCTAGCAACGTTCCCAGCCGGTTCGTAGCCGCCACGCGCTGCTCGTAGTCAGCCTGTGCCGCCTGCGGCGTATAGTCAGGACCAATCTCCTGCATCGGCGCGGTGATCTTCGCGATGTCGTTCTTGATCTGCCCCGCCTGCTTGTACGCCGCGCGGAGGCCGAAAGGAGCCAGCAGCGTGGTCAAGCCGAACGTCGGGGCCACAGCTGCCATCCCGGCAGCGATCGGATCAGTGTCTACTCCGTACGCCTTTTCAACTGCCGCTTCGCCTATGTTCTGGCCCATTTCCGTCCCGGTTTCAATGCCGAGGGTCTTGGCGTAGCTGGCACCGAACGACTTGAGTGCGTTGGGCGTGACCATGCCCTTCAGCCCGGAGTCGAGCGTCTTGCCTGCAATGGCACTGCCAGCCCGCGTGGCGAACCGTGCGCCGATCCACGAGCCGAGGCTTTCGCCAGCGGCTTCGATACCACCAGAGATCATGCCGGCTTTGAACGCATCACTATCGGATGCGCCAGCGTTCTTTACGTTCTCATACGTCTCTTGGAACTGTGACGCCCCAAACAGCCCGCCTGTCGCGAGCGCACCGATCCCGGTGATCGCCGCAGCCGGAGCTCCAGCAATGGCCAGTGGAGCAGCAGCCGCCATGCCAACTGCTGATGGCACCAGCATCTCGCCGCCTGACGCAAGCGCATTGGTTAGCCAGCCGTGCTGGTCTGGGTTGAGCTGGTTCTCTGGGAGTTCCCCACGCGCCTTGGCGGCGGCTTCCATGTCCGCGCCGTAGCCGTAAAGGGTGTCGCCCTCTTTGCCGGTTGCCTTGAGCGCCTTCCCAACCATTTCGGGGAGGGCGGAGACTGCCCCGCGCTTGATGCCGGTAAGGACTTCACCAATGGCGCTGGTTTTAGGCGCAGGAGCGCCGGCAGTTGGGTACGGCGTTCCAGCCTCGTCAAAGTACCCACCCTTGACGGGGTCGTATGTGTAGGCCATTACTTGCCTTTCGGTGCACCAGTTCGCTGCGGAAGGGGTTGAACTTTCAACTGACCGGAGTCAAGCCAGAACGCCTGATTGCCCAACTGGTCGTGGGTCACATGGGGCTGTGCTGCTGCTCTCGCCGCCTTAGCAGAGATTTCTGCCGCAGCGGTATGCCCCGCGACCGTGTCTTTCGTATTGGCTCGGGAAGTGGCGTTGTTGCCTTCGGCGATGCCGGCCTGCGTGGCAGCAGCAAGGTGCGCGTTGGCTCCCGACTGCTGGTTGTTCATACCGGCAACCTGCACTTGCGTGCCCTGCCCTGCCAGCTGCACCTGCGCATTCAAGTCCTGCCCACGTGCCTGAACCCGCTGTCCGTGGATCGCGGTGTCGGCCGACAAGTCCTGCCCACGGGCTGTGATGTCTTGCCCACGGATCGCGCCTTGGTGGTTGAGCTGGGCGATCCGCATCTGGTTCTGAAGCTGCGCGGCAGCCGTCTGGGCCTGCATCTGCGCGGCGGTACCACCAACGACTGAGGGGCGGTTGAGGATGGAGGAGTTGGCGACCTTCTGCTCCCACGCGTCCGTCTTCGCAGCATCACGAGCGCTGGCAGCCGCGTCGAGCGCCATCGACTGCCGGTTCAGCTCGTTGCTCCGGTCTGTTTCGGCTTGGTTGTTCGCCCGCAGCTCCGCGAGCTGACCTTTCAACTCTGTAGTACGTGCGGTGCTGTTGCCGTAAGAGTCCAAAGGTCCGATTGGCTGTTGCCCGATCGTAGCCCCGGCGTACCCGCCGCCATTAGCCATGTCGCTGGTCGCCCCAATGTCGAACGTCTTCCCGCCCTTCGTCACGGTGCCGATGTTCGGATTAGGTGCGCCGGTCGACTGTAGCGCGTCGGGGTTGGCGAATGCCGGGTTGACACTCCCGCGCCCCGCCCCTGCTCCTGCTCCTGCTCCTGTGCCCGCAGGGCCACCAGCGTACATTACCTTGTTGGTCTCGATGCCACTGGGTGCGGTAGATGCGACCGCCGAGTTGGGGGTCCAGCCGGCAGCCTTGGTGGCACTGGCGAGCGCGTCATTCAAGGGAGCCGCCATCTGTGCGCCGCCCTCTTTAATAAGCGCGGTGGCGGCGTGAGTGTCGCCCCACGCGTCCGGACGCGTCGTTCCAGTAAGCGCGGCTACCCCGTTCTTGATGGCGTCGGTACCGACAGCAAACGGGGCGGCAAATGAGCCAAGCGATGCTTTGGCCAGCCCGTTGCCGACAGAATATTGGTCAGGGCGATCTTGAGCCCGCTCGTACCCTACAGGTACTGGAGTGCCTTGCGGCGGGGTTAGCGCTGCTCCGATTGCCCCGGTCGTAGCGTCTAGTGCGTTGCCGGGAGCGGCAGCCCAAGCTGCTGGTTGCTTCGTAGGGTCAACACTGGCCGCTGCCCCTGCAGCCTGCACAGGAACTGGAGCTGCGGCGGCTGCCGGCGCAGGTGCACCGTTGTTACGAGCCATGGAGTTGTCGACAACCTGCGTCGGTTTGGGGCGGTTACTGATCGCGAGCTGATTCAGCTCTTGGGGGTTGAGGCTCGTATCCATGTGAATCTCCTAACAATTTCGTGAGATTCTACACTGTCCTCACGAGCGTCCCAAACCTGATTGTCCGAAGCCCCATTTGACAGGCTGGAACATGAGCCGGCGCATGTATGCTTTGCCTCGGGCGATGTACTCATCGAACAGCTTGCGCTGCAGGGCAGCCTTGCCTGCATCGCCGCCATCAGCATCCTGATCGGTGTAGGCGATGGCGGCTGCGCCATGCACGAGGCCCAATACGACGTTGCGCGGGAGCTCGGGAACGATGGTGAGGTCATTGATCGTCAGTTCGACACGCGGGAGGCGTGCGACCCGCATCCGGATGACCTTGCCGTTTTCTTCAGTGGACGGTGTGGGGAACACCGTAAACGTGTGCAGGCTGTCGTCCGTGGTGAACGCACGAGGGGCACCTGCTTGTATATACGCGGCGTTGATGTTCTCCAGCCACGCAAGTGTGTCGCCGGGAGAGTCTTCCGCATTCAGCTCACTGTCGCCGAAACGCTTCAGGTTCCCGGTTTCGCCTTCGACTCGAGCTGACATAACGGACAAAACCTCTTCGCCAAGCGGGTACTGTGACACGCCCGGCTCGAGGGTGATCTGTGCAGACTCCGTGGTGGAGTCTCGGATGATCAGCGTTGCTTCGGCGAACTCCATGTATGCTTCGTGGAGAAGTTGAACAAGACGACGATCAGACCACAGAGGTGGTACTGAGGTGTCCTTCAGCACGTCCTCACGCAGCGTATCTAAGAGTTCGCCGGTATCCATGGCTTATAGGCTGCCAGAGACAATGCGGTACGGGAAACGCAGGCGGTTGCGGTAGTCCACAACGTTGCCTTGCAGGTCGGTCTTCGGCGTAGACATCACCGCATCGTTCAAGGCGTGAACGACTTCTTCCGGAACGGTGACTTCTTCGCCCGGGCGGAGCATGTAGGAGCGGCCGTTGACGCCGATAAACAGGCCAGTCGGCGGGATGTCATCGCTCTCTTCGAGGATGATCGTGACCTTCTTGGTGACCGGAGCAGCGATGGACTGTTCGATGGCCTGATGCTGGGCCTCCGCCAATTCAATCGCTTTCTTCAGCGTCTCGGCGACTGCAGCCTCAACAGCGGCATCGATACGCTTCTGAATTTCTTCCTCGCTGGCGGGGGCAGTTGGGACGAGGTTCATGTCCTCATCCTCTAGGCCGGGGTTACCAGCGGGGTCAAGCTCTGATTTCTGTGGGGTTTTTGCCATGCTATTTCTCCTTGAACGCCTCGCCTGCTGCGTCGGAAAATTCCTCGTCAGACGACTTCGGCAATGACTCGATGTGTTTCGAGATGAATGCTATCACTTCTTTGCTCGTGGAGAAAGCGTACGCCTTCCACGGCGAGGTGTAGCTGCTGTTGGGCTGACTGTTGGCCGTGTCGATCTTCTCATCGAAAATCTCAACCTCAAAGCCGTTTTCCAGCTTTTCCAGCCGGAGGACGGTATCGCTCATGCCGGATACTCCTAGAACGCAATTCATGATCAGAAATGGGGGCCGAAGCCCCCATCTTCTTAGCCTTCGGCGAGGATGACGAAGGACTTGCTGGCGACCATTGCAGCCGCTTTTGCCGTTACGGTGCCATCAGCATTGACCACGATCAAGCTGTTGGTGTCGATCGTGCGGGCGCCCGCAGCGACCGTATGCAGGACGTTTGTCGCAGCCATACCTTCCCAGAACTCTTCCGTGATCCGGTCGGTCAGGTTGACGAACTTCACGTAACGCGGCTTGAAGCCGAAGTTGAACGTGGTGTCCGCAGCGGCAACCGCGTCGGTGGTGAAGGCTTGGATGCAGGCGTTGTTGACACCCTGCGTGTTGGTGACGTTCGAGGTAGCGATACCCATGGTGTTTCTCCTAACTAATGAGCTAAGGCAGGGGGCCGAAGCCCCCTACGAGTTACGCGGTGGCGCAAACTTCCGCGCGGATCAGGAAGGCATCCTGCAGGATGACCGCCGCTTGGTAGGCTTTCCAACCCACGGTACCGCGTTGACCCAGAGGGTCGCCCGGTGCCGGTTTCGGATTGACAACCATCGGAGTGATGGAGTCCTTGCCCTTGAGCGGGACGATACCGAACGCGTCTCTTGCGAGGTAGATGATCGGATACACGTCCCAATAGGTCGCGCCCGTCGAACGGTAGGTCGTGCCGCCCAAAGTCGCCGCGCCCAGATCAGCCCACGGGGTGAAGATGGTGGACGACAGGTAGCGAACGCCTTCGACCGAACCAATTTCATTTTCCCACGGGGTCACCGTACCATACTGCTTGGTGTGGATGAACCCGGCCATTTGACGGATGTCTGTTTCCAGATCGGGGTGACAGAGGCCGATGTACGCGGCTTCGATCGGCTCAGTGCGGTAATTCGCGTTCGAGGCCACAACCTTCGTGAAGCGCCGTGCATTCTGGCGGTTCAGCGCGGTGGTGATCGAGCGTTGGACACCGAGAGTCATCGGGCCATTGACGAGGTTACGTGCACCAACGAGCGTGCCAGACGCACCCAGACGGAACACGTTCGTGCCGGCCTTGATGACGTTGTAGCGGATCGTTTCCAGCGTGTACGCAGCTTGCTCGCCGAGGATGTCGACCGCTTCACTGAGCACTTGGTCTTCGTGGGTATCTTGGACCACGTCCGTGATCGTCACGTAGTCGCCGTACTGAGCCAACGTGACAGTGTAGTCTTGGTTGGCCAGCTTGTTACCAGCCGGGGTTACGCCTTCAACCAGCGGGGTTAGTGCCAGCGGGACGTAGAAGTTGCCCGAACCAGTACCGGCCGAGCCAGTTGCGCCCGACAGGAAGTAACGACGCCACTTGGCGGACTTGGTGTTGTTCTGTGCGATCGGCTGCGACTGACCGAATTTTTCGATCATCAGAACCGGAGCCGCGCGGTCGAGCAGTTGCTTGACAACGAATGCGGCGGTACGTGGCGAAATGTCGCCATAAGAAACGGCTTGAGCCATGGTGAATCTCCTGTTGTATTAAAAAGGTGCGTTACTTCGTCGTCGTGAGTACGAGCGGCGTAGCGATGAGCGTGGTGTAGTTGACATCCGTCACCCCGGCATCGCTGTCGAGTTTGGTTGTCAGTACGACCAGAGCTGCACGAATTGCCGCAAGGTCATCAGCGACCGACGACAGTAGCCGTTTCTCCGTGAGGGAGATAGGTTCCGCGCTGATCTTGATTTGTTGAGCCATTACGCTCTCCTAGTTGCGATTATTTACTGGTGGTTGCCTCGGCCCACGCTCCGTCATAATCTGCCGGGTCTTGAGCTGTTGGTGCGCCACCTCGTTTCGTGCCTACCGCCCCGATTGCCTGCGCCGCTTGTTTGGCTGCAACAGAGAGTTCGGCTTTACCTTGAGGCTTGGCGGAGGGCTTGGTCGCTGCGGCAGCCGGGGCTGTCGCGGGTTTGGCACTCCACTTTGTCTCATCTTTGAACTTCTGCATCATCGAGATGACTTCCTCAGAAGTTCCGTTCTTTACCACATTTTCGTACGCATTCTTCAGGAAGGCCGGCTGCTTACCGATCCACTCCATACACGGATTATAGGCTTGGTCATAGTCCGCATGTGCAGAATATATCGCATCTACATGGTCGTTGCCAGTGATTACGCTGACAGACTGCTGTAACGGGGTCAAAACCTTGCCCATTTCGCTGAACGTGTAGCGGATCATGTTGACTTCGGTCTGCCGCGTCATCAGCTCAACGAGCCGCATGATGTCGGGCCAGTCCTGCTGCAGCGCGGTCAACTCGGCCGTTTCTGCCTCGTTGTAGATGGGCACCTCCTTGGGTGCTGGGTCTGCTGCCGGTGCCGGTGCCGGTGCCGGTGACTGCATGGCCGCCAGCTGGGCCTCCAGCTGGGCAATCTTCGCCGCGTAGTCTACCTTGCCCGCATCCCCTTGGTCGCTGCCAGTAGCAGTGTCGCCTGCATCAGCGGGTTCTCCTTCACCATCCGCAGCAGGGGTGTGTCCTCCCGCTTCCGGAGATTCGCCTGAATCACCTTCGCCATTCCCCGGCTCACCGGATTGGTCAGCATCTGCCGAAGTGTCTGCTGCACGGTCTGTCGTTTGCGTTGCGGTAGTTTCATTGTCGATGCTCCCATCAGTGATGCTATCAAAGACGGCATCGAAGTCGTTGGTCAGGTCTTCAGTGGTGGTGTCGGCTACAGGTGGCATGATTATTCCTTATTAAGATTGGAGGGAAATCCCGGGGTTCTGCTGGTATTCCAGCATGGTGCGATAGGCAAAAATCTCCCCCTGCAGTCGGACGACCATCTCGCCCGACGCCGTTTCCAGCGAGCGCAGGGACTTATTGAGGTGGTACTCGAGCAGCGCTTGGAGCGCCTTGCCCGTTGGCTCCGCCCGGCTGTTGTGGAGCACTCGGCGGTTGTCCACCACCAGCTCCTTCTGGTGCTGCAGGTTTGCTTGAAGTGTCCGCATGAACGGCTCCCTCTAGTTGGCTCATCATCTGATTGGCGACTTCGACTTGAGTCTTGACCACCGTGGCATCCGCCGCAGCGGCATTCTTGTCGGATTGTGTCAGCGCCTTGACTGCATCGGCGAGGATGCTGCGGACTTCCGCACGCATGAGCTCGTCCATCTGCTGCGCCTTGGCGGCTGCCGTAGCCTGTTCAGCGGCATCCCGCTGCTGGGCTTCTTCCTTGGTGCAGAGCAGACCGCTACTCACATCCACATCCCTGACCGTGAGGCGTTCCCGCAGCAGCGCCCAGCGGTTAAGATACTTCTGGTCCTCGGGAGCCAGCGTCTGCGCCAAGTTGTCGAGGACCATTCCACGGACCTCCTTGGCCATCAGGCTGGTCGCCCCGCGCGGGATGACTTGGTGGTCGCCCCGGATCGTCGCCTTGGTGTTGAACTGCATGTTGAAGGCCACCATGGAGCTCATCACGGACTGCGTGAACAGGTCGAAATTACGCACCACGTCCTTGAACGGCAGGGCGGCATCCCCTTTCAGCATGGACGCGCCGGTGGCCGTGCGGAACGGCTCCGATGGACCCTTCTGCATGTCGCCGCCCGTGGCCGGGTTGACGAATGTTTCGGTGTCTGCGAACTCTTGGAAGAGGTGGATGACCTTCAGCAACTCATCCATGTGTGAGTCGATCGAGATGTTCTTGACCGCCGACGCATTCGCATCGGAGCCCATGTCGTCCCGGTACCACGTCTTATACGCGTGCACGGAGGTGGTGTCCTGCCCGGGAGCCAGCATCGCAAGATTCACTTCGAGGTTGGGGCCACAGGTGACGCCAGCGTTGTCCAGCAGCATCCGGGCTCCGGACGCCACTGCCATCTGACTGTCCCGCATGATGTTCGGCAGCCCGTTGCCGGTGATCGTCGACTCGTCCTCTTCAAAGATGAAGTGGTGGTAGGTGTTCACCTTGAAGTTCACATCCAGCTGCACCCATGGGTTGATGTCGCACTTGATGACTTCGCCGTCAAGCACCCAGACGATCGCCTCGGTCTGCTCGTGCAGGTCTTCCTGCGCCACGTCGAAGCCAGCGGCAGCCATCTCATGCCCGGAGATGTACCCGTCCCAGACGATGACTTCGTACTTCCGGCCGTTCTGGTCGTTGACGTTCGCCTGTGCACCCATGGCCTTGATCTCGGCCTCATACGTGCGGCGCTTGTAGTTCCCTTTCGGGTGTTCAACGAGGTACTTGGTGATCACGTCCTCGAAAAAGTCCGGGCGGTCTGCCAAGTCACGGAGCTGGTGCCGGGAGAGGATGATGCGCTGGAACTGCCCGTCCATCTGGTGCAGGTATTTGGCGCTCATATCTGGGTAATAGTCCCAGAGCGAGGTAAATTCGTACTGCGGGCGCAGCGCCTCAACGGTGGTGGGGATCAGCAGGCCATTGGCGTCCCGGGTCCACGTACGCTGCTGCTGGGTGCGTGCGAACGGCCCTTTCAGGACGCCCATGCCGTAGATGATCCCACTCATGAGCACTTTTCGGCACAAGGCCACATAGTCGACTTGCCGGTCGCCGCCCAACTCCTGCAGCTGATCCTCGATTTCTTTCTCGAGGTTGTTGCTGCGCTCCTTGGCGAACTCCATGATCGCCATCTCGATGAGCTGGTCCTCGATCGGTTTATTCGGATCGGACGACTGCATGATGGTGCCGAGGACCAGCTGCAAGTCCTCTTCGGACAGGTTCGGCACCTTGGAGCAGGTGATACTCCAGTTCTTCTCGGTAGCGTTGAACAGCAGGTTCATCAGCCGGGACAGCATCGACACGCACTTGACGCGGGTGAGCTTCGGGTAGGCCGCACTGCGGGTTTTCTCCAGCATCCGCTCGATGTCGGGGTCGTACTGGCCGAGGAACTGCCGGGCGTTCTTCGCCCAGCGCAGCTCTGCAATACGCCGGTCGCGCTCGTACTCGAGGAACAGGCTGGTCATGCGCTGCCCCAACTGCTTCATCTTGTCGAAGTCTGGGGTGCGGATGGACGCCTGCAGGGTCGCGTCGGCGGTATTGGTGGTTTGCTGGATGGGCATGGGGCTACCTCATGTGGTAGTTAGGGGCGGAAGCGCCCATTGTAAACCGCTTCTTGGCATTCTTGGTGTACTCGGGGTCCGTGTTGGCGAACCACTTGCAGAGGTACCCAAACGCATCTGCAGGGTGACTCCACTGGTTTTTCTCCGGTTCCGGGCTCTGCTCGTCGTCTTTTTTC